GATAGTAGTGCTGTCCTCGAAGTGTTCATTAACTATGGGTAGCTTATCTACATTCTCACGTTCAACAGAGAAGCCAACACCTGTGCCACACATAAGTATGTACATACATTCATCAAATGAACGTGGACTATCTACAGGTATATAACTACAGTTGTAACCACCCACATGACATCTATCTAATGCAGGTCCTGATGTCATCAAGGCTCTCATACTAGGCATGACACCTAAGTTCATTATGTGATTAGATAGCTTTTCTTTTAATGCTTTGGTAATAATATAATCGTAGTTTTTCTTTAGGTGCTTTTCCATATAATTAAAATATCTATCTATAGTTTCACCCCAATTCTCTCTTCGTTGTTCATCTTCTTTCCACCTTGCATAGCGAGAGAGTGCTATAAAGTTTTGGTAGTCTGTTGGTAGGTAATTATTAATCATTCTTATTCTCCTGTATAGTTCTAATGTTTTTTATTTTAACTCCACCTATGTCATACATAAATTCAGTTATGCTTGTTTCTATTTCTTCAGCTACGTTTTCGTCAGCAGGCACAGGATATTCACCCTCATCCACATCTAACGTAAGCATTACTTTAACTCTTATCATCATAGACCTCAATAAGTTTATTCAGATACCATTGTGCTTTCTTGAGGTCTTCTACACCATTTTTGTATCGGTATCTCCATAAATATTTAACTATGTTACCCTGTAAATAATAGTCGAATCCATTTGTTAACATAGCCTGTAATGCATCAATAGTTTCAATACCTGCTTTGTTATAATGAGCAGGACTATTAACCATGTCTTGTTCTTTTTCTGCCATCATTTTCATATACTCCATATGTCTCATACTAATGCTGTGTTTCAGGTTTAAAGTTGATTCGTATAACATTATCTTCTACATTTTCAACTTTGGAAGTATTAGTTATACCATGATTATAATCTTTGTCAAGGTCATTTATTACATAATTATTAACAGACTCTCTAAGTTTAGAATCCTTTTCCATTAAGGGTATGATAGACGAAATCATTTTACATATATGCATTACTTGGTAATAGTCATCATCACCTAAAGGATTTTGTGGTGAGGTTATTATAACTACATCTATTTCACCTGTCCAATCTTCATCCTTGTTAAGCATAGGTCTTACACGTATTGTAAAATCTTCAGGTCTCGATTTAATATTATCCATTTATTTTCTCCTTTTTACTTTTGTACCACCAAACTTTATAAAGCTAGGATGTTTGTTTTTTCCTTTTTCTTTAAGCCAATCTTCAGGTATGATTCTATCGTAATATCTAAATCCATATTTAATACACCACTCTGCATAATTAGACTTAGCACCCTTTCTTAACTTACTTCTACTGTTTGTAAACACAAATCTAATATCCAAGTGTGGGTGTTGTTTCTTTATAGCTAAGTGCTTACGTCTGTCTACTGCTAGAAATCTTCCTTTTGTTTCTATTATTATACCATTATTTAATATGAAGTCAGGGGTATAGGTTCTGTAAGCTAAGTCTTCCCATTCAATCTTGACTTTTTCATACAAGTATTTGTATCTTAACTCATCAAGATATATAGATAGCTTGTGCTCTAACCCACTCCTATACCCATGCTTTATGGCATCTCTTCTTATCTTATGAGGAGACATTCTGTGCCAACTCAATGTAAGACACTGTTTTAGGTGCTTTAGCCTGCGACATAACTGCTGGAAGTTCTTGTAATGTTTTCCAACAATCAAACCTATAGGAACAAAAAGTACAGTGTTTATTTAACACAGTGTTACCTGTTTCTTTACCACGAAATGTTTCTTTCTCAGGCTCAAAACAACGTTCAAATGTATTGTTCTCCACTGTATCAATAGTATTCTCAATCTTAGCTATCTCTTCATCTAAGTTGAGACCTGTAGCAGGTACATATTTAAAATCACCATTGGCTTTATTAACTACCCACCAACCACCTACGTTCTTGCCTGATGCCTTCGCATACCCTGCTAGTTGTGCAACATATCCAAAGCCATCCATTTCTTTTAGGCTATCATAAGAATCAAACTTATTATTATAAGACCATTGTGAAGAGGACTTAATATCATCAACACTACCATCAATAACAATATCATATGTTCCTTTAATACTCGCATTAGGTAAGTCGAGAGAGACTTCTTTTGCATCTTCATATTTTACTCCTGCCTCCTTTAGCAAACCCTTAAAGACAGCCTCTACGATATCCCCTAACATCATGTTCATAATGAATGTAGTAGGAAATGGCAAGGCTACTTCAGGCTTATTCTTATCATACCATAGCTGACAAGTAGGTCTTCCTAAGTTAGACATACGTAAACGAAAGTCTCCCCTCTTGTTACCCCCACCAAACTGTCTTCGCAGGGCATCCGTAACGTCATTGCCTACCTGTTGAATTACTTCTTCAGACATAGTAGACTTACCACTTACAGCATCAGACATATACTGATGTACTGCGATTTCAGCAGGATGGTTCATTAGGCTACCTCCTCTTCTATTTCTATGTCAACAAAGTCATTAGCAGTATCCATATCTTCATCTGATACTCCCTTGTTTGTCTTCTCCTGCCATGAATTAGCTATATACGTATTATAGTTATCAATCCAAAGCATGAAGTCAGAAAACATAGATTGGTCAGCATCAGTCAATGGAATACTATTAGTTAAGTCCAAAGATACTACAGGTAGATAGAACACATTACCACTAGGCAACTTGCGTTCCTGCGTATTTGCAGTAATCATATGCTGTATAGGTAATCTTTTATGTTTAGCCAAGTCTGTAAAAGGCTTACCCACATCCTTAAAGGCATCACGATTATCTATTTCCCAAATAAAGGGAGACACATCTACAGTAACATCTTCTCCCTTTTCATTCGTAGGGTTAATCATTTCTACTGTTCCTAATACTACACGAACTCTTTTTATTTGCTTAATAAGTTCCTGTGTCTTCTCAGGTAATGCCTTAAAGTCCTCTATATAACCTGCTGGTTTACCACAGTTAAGAGTTCCCTTATTATCCTTTAAATCTATATTAAGATTGTCTGCCATAATAGTCTTAACATATTCATTAGGTTTGTCATTAAAACCTTTAATGAATCTCTTATACATAAATCTTTGTAGGAAGGGTCTAATCTTTACAGATTTAGCATAATAAGTAGCAGTATCAGGTACTTCTAACCTATATGTGCCACCCTCAACCACTTCTAGGTTGACTGTCTTACCCTTAACCTCTGCTTCACCCATAATAGCAGAGTGATTTATCTTCAATCTAGGCAAGGTACTACTCTTTTGCTTTTTGGTAGAGCCTTCATTTGCGATACCCATTGCTTTAGCCATTGCGGCATAATTGTTGGTATCAATCGTAGTTAGTTCTGTCATATTTATTCTCCTTTTTTCTAAAGTCTATAAGTTATATCAGCTTACGTCTTTGGTGTCAAGCCAATTATCACCTATTTTTGATTCTAATAATAGAGGTACGTTAAATTCAATACCCCACTTACTATTAACTAAACTAGGTAGATTCCTATTTGTTGTATTGATGGCTTCTAATACTGCCCTTTCTTCGTCAGGGTGTACATCAATTACAATACTGTCGTGTACTGTATTTACCACACAACTCTTCATCGTGTCAAGTAATTTATCAATATAAAGTAATGCTAGTGGAACTATGTCAGCAGTAGCAAAAGACTGTACAGGGTAATTCTTTATCTGTGTAAAGTTAGAAACTCTTCCATGCTTGTTCTTATAAACATTAGGAAAGGCAAACTCTCTTCCTGATGGTGTCCTTATAGCCTTTGTCTTCATAGCTTCTTGAGCCAATTCGGAGTGCCATAGTGCGACTCCTTCGTACTTTTTTGTGAACTGTTCATAATATTTTGCTTCAGCAGACGTTCTCCCAAATCCTGTTGCTCCATAGAGGGGTGCAAAGGTATGAGCCTTTGCTTCTTGCCTACTAGTCTTCTGACCTGATTCCGTAATGACAGAAGCAGTGTATGCATGTACATCAAATCCATCTTCAATCTCCTTCATAGCTGTTTTGTCTTGTGATAAATATGCCGCAGTGCGAAACTCTAATTGTGCAAAGTCAGCCTCAAGTATTCTGCCACCTGTCCAACGTGATACAAATACTCTCTTCACAGGGAATGTACCACCTCTAGGCATGTTCTGCATGTTAGGGTCAGCACCACTAAACCTACCTGTTGCAGTCCTGTGTTGTAGTAACCTTACGTGTAACTTTCTATCTGTCTTAGTGTGTATTTTAATACCCTCAACAAAGGAAGATAAGTATGTGTCTACAGCACTCAATCGCCTAACCTTAGATAGAAAGTCTACAGCATCTTTCATGTCCTTAGCACGAGCTGCCCTCTCTAGTGTCTCTAGATTTAGTTTTGATGTAGAGAAACCATTTGCACTTGCCCACTTTGGACTAGGTGGTCTAAATCTTAATCCTGCACCCTGCTCTGTCTTTTTAAATATATATCCCTCACCATTACACGACTTACACTTACTTGCTTTAGCATATGGACTGCCGTCTACTTTCATTCTAAATATCTCACCCTTACCTTCACATTCATGGCATTGTATAGCACGTGTTTTATACACAACCTCTGTACCTTGAATAATTAAATTTCTAAAATCAACATCCTTCATGTAAGGGTCTATAGAGTTTGCCCACTCTGTCTTGTCGATAATTTTCCTGCCGTATATTACCCACGATAATTGCTCAGGACTATTTAAATTAATAGGTGTATCACCCATAAGGTTTGCTATATGTATCTGTAAGTCTGTATTTAGTTTTCTCTTCTCATCTTCAAACTCTTTCTTAACTGCATCTAAGGCTTCCATATTAACAGAGAAACCTCTTGCATATATACGAGCTAGACAACATGCTACTTCGTTTGTAAGCAGTGTTGTATCCATGAGAGATGCATCACTAGGACTATTTAGTCTTGCATATATTTTATCAGATAACTCCTTAGTTGCATGTAAGTCAGCACTAAGATAATCACTCAACTCTTTGTGGGGTATATCTCTAGTAGTGTACCCCTCACTAAAGTATTTTTTAAGAGTACCCTCTTTCTGTGTGTCTAGTTCATATCTTTCTGCACATGCTTCAAGAGATAGTGGCTGTTTTTGCCCACGTTGTAATACGTACTCTCCTAACATTGTATCAAAGACTGTACCATCATATTTGAAACCTGACTCCCATAACCAAACTAAATCATAAGCTATATTGTGTCCTATTAATATAGTAGCATTATCTAGTGCCCTCTGTACAATCTCGTGACCATTAGGCGTAGGTTCTGTTTCACTGTGGTCAAAGGTAACTATTGTCTCTTCTCCACTAGAGGTAAGCAAACCTACCATAACTAATGTGTTGCTTTCTTCAAATGGGTCTAAGTGTAGCTTACCATCTCTAGTGACTACTGTATTCTCTACGTCTAAAATTAATCTCATAATACATACCTCGCTGTCTTGTATTCAAGATTACATTCTACACGACCATGCCATCCTGTCAACTTGTTTTTAACTATGTTGATATGTCTTTGTGTATCTTCTTCCTGTCCTTCTACAGTTGTAGTAGGATTCTTAGCTATTAAAATCATCAGGTCAGCTTCGGCTGCCTTACCTGTACGACTGCCTTCCATCATTGATTGGTTCAACTCAATTCGACCCTCTGCTTCTGCACTTAACTGCGACATATAAAACATGGCACACTCGTGTTGTTTAGCTATCTGTCTAGCATATATCGCATTTGCTTTAAGTGCCTCGTCTGCTCTAGCAAATCCACTAGTAGTGGCAAACTTGTCACCCATATCAAGAAGAACGAGGTCAGGCTTGTATGACTTACATACACTCTCAACCCAAGCCATATCACGACCTGTGGCATCCTTTATTTTTATACGTTCTTTCACAGGTGCATACAAATCTCTTGCTCGACTAGGATTCTTTCTAATCTCTTGCATAGTCATGCCTGTGGCAGCCGTCAAGTATCTAGCACCAACTCTGTGTGCAGACTCCTCATTACATAATATAATACAGTTAGCACCCTGATGGGCAAACCCACTAGGACTAGCTATCAAACTAGCATGGAAGGATGTCTTACCTGTATTAGGTCTAGCACCTATTTCTATAAGATGACCTGCATTGATACCCTCTATAACTCTAGTAAGTGTGGGTATATTAAAACTCCAACGTGCTTCTAAGTCATTCTTTTCTAAGAGAGTATCCATGTCTATGTCATCCCACTCAATATTTAAATTGGGTGTGAAGTCATCTCCATACTTCTCTAGTAGACTACGTAGTGGTTCAAGACTACTCTTATCTCCATTAACATAGTCAAAACCAAGATTAGCTATATCCTCTCCAATAACTTGCTGAAATAGTTTGGATAGCACCTCTTGTGCTATGTCTGTTCCCATAGCCTGTTCCTTCTTTATCCTGTTAAAGAAACTTGAGTACACAGATTTTTGTGCAGTAGTGAATGTGGG